TCTATGGTGAGAACGTTACTCAGACTGACTTCGAACGTGCATTGCTTGAGAACAACACGACTGGCAATCAGGCGGAGGAAGGCTTCATGGCTGAATCTCCTCAAGCCAAGCTCGATCGTCTTGCTTCATTCAACCGTGCAAGGCAGGAAGGTAAGGCTGGCGGTGCAGCCGGAGGACTTGCACGAACTGATATAAACGTGTAACATCAAAGTGAGGGGACAGCTTCATCTCAATACACCCCAAAGGGGAGAGATGATGGAATCCTTTTGGATTTGAACCCTCATCTTAGCGGGATAGTTCAGTGGTCAGAACAGCAGGCCCATAACCTGTTAGTCGCTGGTTCGAATCCAGCTCCCGCCACAAGACCTGGGCAGGTCTATAAAAGGCCACTAACTGATTGAAGCCCAACGGACGGGCGCTTGCTTTGGGAGCAAGAGGCAGTAGGTTCGACTCCTACCAGTCAGACCAGCACAGGACCGACCGGCCCCGATGTGCTCGTATCCATAAGACCGGTAGAACGTATCAAGGCCACACTCCCCGGTGTGGCCTTTGGCGTTTGCACTCACATCAGAGGGAGAAGTCGTCATGAATGACGCATGGGGTTACAACGAGGATGACAGCGACCAGAGCCAGAATGGTGGCAAGGGTCTGCGCAAGTTTGCCGAAGATACGGCAGCCAAGAATAAGGAACTAGAGTCCCGGCTTGCCGCAATGGAGAAGCAGATTGCTCGAACCACTGTCGCAGACATCTTCGAATCCCAGGGAGTTGCCCGCTCCGCAGCACAGCACTATCAGGGCGACGCGGATCCCGAGAAGGTAACCGCATGGGTCAATGACCTCCGCAGCGCTTTCGGCGCTGCTCCAGCCGCTCCTGTCGAGCCTGCTCAGCCTGTACTAGATTCCAACACTCAGGCACAGTACGAGCGCATGAACAACGCAGGACAGGGTGGCGCAACGATGGGCAATGTTGATGCTGCAACTCTCAGCATCAAGGATGCCCAGACTCCCGCACAGTTGATTGCAGCCTTCCAGAATCTAAACATCTAACAGTGAAGTGCTGCATCCCGTTGGACATTGAACAAGTCCAATGACTCCCTTAAGGATGTGACATGGCAAACGCGTTTACCGGTACCGCCGCAATGGCGAACCTGGTTCAGACCGCGTATGACCGGGCTCTTGAGTTCGCACTGCGCGCTCAGCCCATGTTCCGCATGGTTGCGGACAAGCGACCTGTTCAGCAGGCTATGCCTGGCTCCAGTGTCGTTTTCGAGATCTATGCTGACCTTGCTCAGCAGATCACCCCACTGAATGAGCTTGTCGATCCGGACGCTGTCGCGGCCGGTAACCCGACCACCGTGTCCGTTACTCTCAATGAGTACGGTAACGCGATCCTGGTTTCCAACAAGCTCGACCTGTTCAGCTTCACCGACGTGACCGCCGGTCTCGTCAATCAGGTGGCATGGAACCTCGTTGACTCTGTCGACTTGGTTGTTCAGAACGTTCTGGCTACCACGACCCAGACTCTGCGTCGTGATCCGGCTACCGGTAACGTGACCTATGGTTTCGGTACCACGCCTACTCAGCCTACCGCTCTGACTGCCATTACCTCTGCTGGTACCAACGCGAACAACACCTTCAGTTCGAGCATGGCTCGTACTGCTGTCGTTCAGCTGCGGACCAACAAGGTTCACCCGAACAAGGGCAGCTTCTACACCACGTACATTCACCCGCAGGTCTCCTATGACCTTCGGTCTGAGACTGGTGCTGCGGCCTGGCGTGACCCGCACAACTACTCGGCAGCTGAGAACATCTGGGCTGGCGAGATTGGCGAGTACGAGGGTTCCGTCTTCATTGAGACTCCTCGTGCCATCAATGCTCAGGTTGGTGCTGGTGCTGGTGCTACTCAGACTCGTGTGTACAACACGTACACGGTTGGTCAGCAGGCTCTTGCTGAGGCTTGCGCTGAAGAGTTCCACACCATTCGTGGTCCGGTCGTTGACAAGCTGACCCGCTTCCAGCCTCTTGGCTGGTACGGTGTGGCGGGTTGGAGTTTGTATAGGCCGGAAGCGCTCATCATGAGCCAGACCATTGCAACCCCACGGCCTAACGCGTAACTGATTGAGGGGAGCCTTTCGGGGCTCCCCTCTTTCTACTTGCTGTAATGATCCAGATAGGCTATGGCGCTCTCGATCGTCTCGATTGAATCACCGAAAAGCCCTAGGACCCGATTGCAGTTGTTGCAGAGTAGGCCGCGAACTTTCCCAGTGCCATGGTCGTGATCTACAACGAAGTACTTGTTGCCACGGCCAGGCTCCTCGGTTTCACATATCGCACAGCAGCCGCCCTGATCGGCAAGCATATCCCAGTACTGGGCATCTGTTAGCTCGTACTTCTTCTTGAGTTGATATGTGCGATATGCGCCAGACTCTACGCGCTTACGTCCATGCTCCTTGACTTTCTCCGGATTGTTCCTGGTCCACTGCCGTGACACCTCGTTCTTGCATTCCTTACAGTGGGCACACAGTCCATCCTTCGATGAAGAGTCCCGATGGAAGTCATCAAGGCCCTTGATTGTGTCGCACTTACGGCAATGCTTCAATTCATTCTCCATATCTAAACTATACCACGGAGGTGACCCGTTGGCGAACTGGCACTTTACAACTCCAGACGTTCCGAAGGAGAATCCGTTCGCATGGTCTCCTCTCATGGAACGTTACGGCATGACTCGTGGTGTCACTGTTCATCAGACAGCTCCGGGTCCCAACTATACGACTACCCGCTATGACGCTTACACCAATGAGCTTGGAGCGGCAAACCTTCCAGTCAGTACTGACCATCAGTTTCCTGAGACTGGACTGAATGTCTTCCGTGGTGGCTATGACTGGATCGTCAATGATGCCACGAAGGCAGACCTGATCAACAGTGGCATTGGAATCACCAATGCCAACTTCACTCCAGCACCTTAGGATGGATGATGGCTGCTAAGCCGAACAAGAAGGCGCCACTTGGCCAGGGTGGCCGCTTCGCTGCTGTAGCCAAGGCTGCTGGTGGTGGCGAGAAGGGTGCGGCTATTGCTGCTGCCGCTGGTCGCAAGAAGTATGGCAATGCCAAGATGGCCAAGATGGCTGCTGCCGGAAAGAAGAAGGCGAAGTAATGACCGCTTACGATCGTAACGTGGATCCGTCCCAGACTGCCGCATCGAAGAACTATGCAGGTTTCCATAGTTCTACCTGTGATTGTCCCTGCTGCTACATCGTCGGTCCCGGCGGCAAGACCACCAACATTGAGAACGATGAAAAGGGGATGCTTGATAGCATTCCTCTTCGACTTGCTCAGGGCATTCGTGGCGAAAGCCTTCCTTCCAATCATGACGGCTTTGCTGAGGGCATCTACAAGACTCACAGTTTCGCAAGCACTGAAGGTATGCGTGACTAGTAAGTGTGCCTCTGGTTGCAAGACTAAGAACCATGCATCCTATGCTGAATGCCTACGCTCTAAAGGCGTAGGCTATGCCCCTACCATCTTCTCTTCTGCTCAGAAGCATTGGGATGCAGAACTGCACGCCTATAAGGCTGCAACCGATCAGGGTATCCAGCCTTCTGGCACAAGCATGAAGCAGATCAATGACGCAGTCGAAATCTCTCAGCGAACGGGGAAAGCATTCGACTCCGCAAACGTAATGGAGAGTCTCAATGGGTGAGATGCATGTCTTCGTAGATAACCAACTGAACAACCCCATCGCAGTCACCAGCACCAATACTCCAGCCACTGCAAGCAATGTCAAGATCACTGATGGTGTCTCTACCGTATCCGTCAGCTCCAATGGATTCACTGGCAATGCCCTGTCGGTTCAGTCTGGCTTCGTCCTGCCTGGCGCTACGCTCACCGGGGTATCCGCCAATACTACCGGTGCATCCATTGATGGTGGTGCCGCTCGATCCAACTGGGCAGGCTTCGCCGTTCCCACTGGAACCCTGACCGGCACGCTCACTCTTGAACTTTCCTACGATGGTGGCAACTGGGTTCCATCCGGAACCACTGCTTCCATTGTCGCTGCAACCAATGTTGGCATCTTCAGTACTGGTCGAGCCGCGCGTTATGCGCGCGTCTCTCTGTCTGGTGTTGCTGGTGCTGGCACCGTCACGGTCAACATGATGGGAGCCTAATGGCTCAGGAGATTATCAGCGTAGAGAACTTACAGAACCCGATGCCAGCCACAATCAGTGGCACTGTGGCAACCTTCCTGGCCCAGTCGCCAGTAGTCAAGGGTGCCTACATCTTCAGCATCACTGATGCGGTTGGTGTAGTCACGGCGAACAACTATATGACCTTGGTCAACCCAGTTGGCTCAGGCAAGGTCATCATTGTTCTTGGTGCATTCGTCAGTACATATGTGGCATCCGGTGCATCGACTACCAGGAACTCTCTCCAAGGGCAGCAGTGTGGCGTAGCCACTGGAGGTACTGTTGCAGGAGCAGCCGCTATCGCCAAGTTCGCAAGCACCATGCCAGCCTCCATTGCTGATGTAAGGACTGGTAATCCCACCGTTACCGCCGGGGCGAATGTCTTCAATTCTCCTCCGCCAATCAATACGACCACCAGCCAGTTTGTTCACTCTGTTGGTGCTGGAGCATCCACCGCTTCAGGTCCATTGACCCTCGCCCCAGGCGAGGGTTTTGTCATTCGTACTGCCGCCGGGAATACAAGTCAGACCTGGAACATCAGCATAGTATGGGGAGAGATCTAGTGCTCAACAACCCAACGCTCGTCAATACCACAGAGTTCCTGTCCGGTAATGCTACGGCCACCGCTACTGGCATTGTGACCATTCCCGCCAATCGCTACTTCTCCCTTGATATTCAGATCTCCGGTTCTCAGAGTGGCGTCGGTACTGCGACGCCACGAGTAACTCTGACCACCACTTCTACTGCTGGCACTTTCTCTCCGCCCAATAACAGCGTGGTCGCTCGCCTCTCCATCACTGGCCTGCTCGGCATTGTTGCCAGTTCTTCCAGTGTTACTGAATTGTCTGGCTACTCTGGCGATGTGGGCATGAGTCTAGACTTTAATATTGGTGGCGGTACAGCTTCCTGCGTCATCACTGGTGCACTCTTCTAAGGACCCCTCATGACTACCACGCTTGGCGACATCAAGGGGAGGATCAAGCAACTGCTTCAGGGTTACTCGCGTAACCAGGAGCAGATCACATGGCTGGCTGCTCCCATGCTCGCCACTGATACAAGCTTCACTGTAGATCTGGGCACTTCTCCTGGCGTCACGCGTGGCTTTGCTGAGATCGGCAATGAACTGCTCCTCGTCAACACGGTCAACACTTCCACGGGAACAGTCTCTGTCGCCGCTGGCGTGAACGGGAGAGGTGTGGAGAACACTACTGCCGCCACTCATGCCATCAATGACATCGTCACTCTTGATCCGGACTATCCTCAGCAGCGAATCACTGAGGCTATCAATCAGACGATTCAGGCTACATACCCAGATCTGTATCAGATGAAGAGCTATCAGTTCCCGAAGATCGCAGCACGATACGAGTATCCGATTCCAACGGATGTCGAAGGGATCCTTCGAGTCACCTGCGATACCATTGGCCCTTCCCGTGTCTGGTTCCCTGCTCAGTCATGGCGATACAATCCTCAGGCAAGCACTGATGCTATCGATGGTTCCAGTACTGGTAAGTCCCTTCAGATCATGGACGCCATCGTTCCCGGTCGACAGATTAGGGTGATGTACACCCTTCCACCTGGCTCGCTGGTCAATGACACCGATGACTATACAACTATCGTTGGCTATCCAGAGCGAACCATCGACATGATTATGTACGGTGCTACAGCTCGACTCCTTTCGGGAGTCGAGTCAGCCCGCCTTCAGCAGAAGGCAGTGGAATCAACGGAGCGTGCTCCGCTTGTTCCTACTGGTGCAGCATCCAATGCTTCACAGTACTTCTGGAAGATGTACAACGATCGCTTCAATCAAGAAGTCGATCGCCTGCATGAGCTCTTCCCCTCTTATCAAACCTTCCTGGCCTAGGAGTAATCAATGGCTCAGAGTCGTTATTACTCTGCGACAGCCCAACCTACTGTCCTCACTGCTGGCATCACAAACGCCACGACTGTCATCAACGTCCTGGCGGCTACCGGCTTCCCTGCTTCCACCCCGTTCATCCTTGCCCTTGACTACAACACTCCATCCGAAGAGATTGTTCTTGTCACCATTCAGGCTGGTACGAACCTGACAGTCACTCGTGCCTATGATGGCACGAGTGCTACCAGCCATAACGCTGGTGCTGGTGTTCGTCACACCTGGACTGCGATGGATGGCAACGACTCGCGGGCCCATGAGGCCGCAAGTACTGGAGTTCATGGACTTGCCATCGGCAGTGCAGTCGTTGGTGTAAATGACACGCAGACCCTGATCAACAAGACTCTCACCACTCCAGCCATCAACGGCAATATTGGTGGAACGTCTTCGTTCGTGAATGTCAACGGTCACCTTGGCGGCCTTGCTGCTGGCTCAACTGGTCAGATGACCGTTGATGTCAATGGTGGAATCTTCTCCACTGGAGTGAATGGCAACCTGTCAGCATTCAAGACCGGCGACACTCCACGAACCAGCACCACAACCCTTGCGGCTGATCCACATCTGACCGTGACCGCTGTAGCCAATGCAGTGTACAAGCTATCTGCCATGCTGTACTTTACTGGCGATCCTGCCGGTGACTTCCAGTTCCAGATTGCCGGTCCTGCTGGATTCAATAGCGCCTTCAGTATCATCACCCAGAACAACGCTGCCGCATCAACCGTTGGTACTGTTGTTACGGATGCCCAGGGTACTGCCGGTATTGGACCAACCATCACCGCAGGAACTATTGCCGGTGCTGCCCTTACTGCCAATGTCAATGGCATCATCACAACTGCTGGTACTCCTGGCGCCATCTTCGTAAACTGGGCACAGGGAACCTCCAATGGTACAGCTACAACCCTGAAGACGAACAGTCACATCTTCCTGACCCGCATCGCATAAGGAGGGTTCATGGGTTTCGGAACCCTCATTCAGCGGATCACCTACAAGGTATCCGGTAGGACCAGTACATCTTCCGGTCTCTATACTCCAAGCAGCTATCAGTATGACTATGCTCTAGGTGGTCAGCCACTGCTGTCCGCCACAACGGACAGCAGGCCTGATACTGAGAAGCTTGCTGATCAGAAGAAGCAGCAGTTCGACAACTACAAAGAGCCTGGCGAGTACTCCCTGACTCAATGGTGGCTTCGCTCTCAGTCCTCCTTCATTGGAGGAGCTGGGGTGATCTACCAGGATCCTGATACTCAGGGGAACTCGCTCAACATTCGCTACGGCAAGAGCATCGGCATTGACCCGTTCAGTGATGTGGACAATGCCATCCTTCTGAAGGAATCCAATCCAACCACGCTGCTAAATGGACTGGGCGTTGGCCCAGTCTATCTGGAAGGCTTGACCAGTTCACTCTTCGGTGACTTGGTCTTCGCAGCGCAGGCGCCTTACTGGTACAGCCAGACTGTTGGAGTGTCGGATCTTCCGACTATGACTCCAATCAACATGGCTCCAGGGGCAGGGGCCTCTTCTGTCCTGTCTGGCGGTCTGGTCACCATCGCTTCGGCCGGTCAGCAGTTCGCCAATGCCTACTGCTTTCTGAATGACAGCACCGTAGGTGGGCCACAGTCAGGCGTCTATCGCCTGACTCGTGGCATTGGACTACCTACCTCCAACAGGATCTACGTAGTCCCGCCAACCTTCGGCGGTCCTGCCGGTATCACTCTTGGTGTGTCTCGTGGATCCCTACTGCT